TCTGCTGCTACCAACCTCCTCATACTAGATGAGGTGTTTGATTCCTCTCTGGATGACCAAGCAACTGACGAATTACTCAAGATTCTGAGGGGATTGGGGGATAATGTTAATTTATTTGTCATTTCCCACAAAGGGGAGCTACTTCTTGATAAATTTGAGAAAACCCTCCGATTCAGCAAGGCAAATGATTTTTCCAAACTGGCAGCATCATAGTAAGAAGGAGGCAAAGCGTCATCTTAAACCGCAAGCACTCCGACAAGCACGTAAAAGGACTAGACAGTTGAAAAAGTGTCTACTTAACCCTCCCAAGCGGAGGGTTTCCTATTATAATGTGTATATACAAAGGAAATCACATGCAAAATCAGGAAGTTAAAGGAAATCTAGCAAAACTACTCGCAACAGAGAACCTAATCGTTGAGCATAGGGTAGTGGAGACAGCATCATTCGATGTTGATCGCAGAGTCTTGGTACTTCCTATCTGGAATGTGTCTAACACTGTGTATAACATGCTCGTAGGACACGAGGTGGGTCATGCACTATTCACACCCAACACAGCATGGGGTGACCTACCAGTGCCTAAGTCTTACATCAATATTACAGAGGATGCAAGGATCGAGAAACTAATGAAGCGTAAGTTTCCTGGTCTTGCTAAGGATTTCTTTAAAGGATACGGACAACTCAACGATCAGGACTTCTTTGACCTAGATGGAATGGATGTTGCGAAACTAAACCTTATTGACAGAGTTAACCTACACTATAAGGTAGGATCATATGCAATCATCCCATTTACTGACGCTGAGAGACCCCTTAGAGACGCTGTAGGAGAGACAGAAACCTTTGAAGAGGCAATCACTGCTGCTGAAGCAATTTATGCATACGAAAAAGCAAAGAAAGAAGAGGAAAAAGTCTCTGCTATCAAGGGAGATAAGGATACAGAGGACATGAATGTTGACTGGTCACCTGATGGAGATAATCAGGGTAATGCAAACGGTGAAGAAGATGGTGAAGGAGAAGGTAAGCAGAAGGCATCTAATTCAGATCAAGATGGTGATACTGATGAGGATGAGGACGGTGATGGAGAATACCAGAGGAATGGTGGTCAGGAAGCAGGTGATCTAGATTCTCTTACTGACAAGGCACTAGCAGAAAACCTTGCAGAGCAAACAAGTAAGCAAGAGTCAGACCGTCCTAAGTATCTTGAGGTAGAGAATGTTGATCTAGGACATCACGTAGTAGAGGCATCTAAAATTAATGAGGAGTGCACAAGTTTCTGGAATAGTGACAGGTATACCAAGAAAGATCTTGACTGGTACCGTCCACTAGATTTCACTGATGTTGATACTGAGTATCGTAAGTTTAAGAGAGAGTGCTCTCGTGAAGTAAACTATCTCTGCAAAGAGTTTGAGATGAAGAAGGCAGCAACTTCTTACCAGAGGGCAACTGTAGCAAAGACTGGTGTGATTGACACTAACAAACTTCACCAGTATCTTTATAATGATGACATCTTTAAGAAGATTACTTCTATCCCTGATGGTAAGAATCATGGAATGATCTTTCTACTAGACTGGTCTGGATCAATGGCAGATATTATCCATGACACATACAAGCAACTGCTATCATTGTGTCTCTTCTGTCGTAAGTCAAACATTCCTTTCGATGTGTATGCATTCGTGCAAGATGGACACTTCTTCCCTGCAAATCATGACGAGGAGAAGTGGGTAGGACGTAAGGATACCTTCCACATCCCATCACATTTCTTTCTACTTAACTTCTTGAATGGTAAGTTGAATAATGCAACCTTCGACAGATATGCACGTGACCTATGGAGAGTTACATACATGTATTGTGCAAGGTATGGTGAGATGAGGAAGCAATTCAACTGGCAGAATCCTTGCACAGTCCCCGATGCTATTCCACCTCATCTATCTTTGGGTGGCACTCCTTTGAATGAAGCAGTAGCATGTCTTCAATCTCTTATCCCTCAATTCCAAGCGAAGACTAAGGCAGAGAAAGTACACGTTGCTATCCTAACTGATGGTGAAGCACAATACTCTGCACAATGGGTAGAGACTGAGTGGAATGGTAAGAAATCAATCCATAGATCTTCTGTCAGACACAACACTTATATCAGAGATAGGAAGAGTGGTAGGACTTTCGCACCTGAGTATTACAATCATGGCAGTGGCATGACTAAGCAACTACTACAATACCTTAAAGGTAAATTCCCACAGTGTAACTTCCTAGGTTTCAGACTCTGCACTGCTAGAGATTTCTATAGGTATCTTGGTAACGAAGTTGAGTATGAAAAGCAAGCACCTTATAAGAATCAGTGGAGTAAAAACAAGTCTGCTGCTGCTAAGATCATGGGTTATCAAGAGATATACTTCATGAATTCTAAGAATCTAAATGATTCTACTGACTTCGAACCTAAGTCTGACTCTAAGGCAGATATTAAGAGAGCATTCACTAAATCTCTCAAGGGTAAGTCAAACAATAAGAAGATCCTATCTTCTTTCATCACTCAGATAGCATGATACTATTCAAAAAGAATGATTATCCCACGTGGGTTTCGTGGGATGATGTTATAAAGAAACTAGATAGTGAGTTCACTGAAGGGAGTCACTATCTACAAGTTTCTGGAGGACCATCAGACTTTCATCCGAGAGTTGGGGTTGTATGTCACAACAATTATTTTCCTGGTAGTATTGGTCATCTAGTGACCCTAGTACAACCTGATCTGGAATCTAAATACGATTACTGTGACGTTGACATGTACGTTTCATTTTGTAAAGATGCATGTAATCACGGTAGACACTGTGATGATAAGGATGTTTTAATTGTACAAGCAATAGGTCGAATGGAGTATGGATTTGACAATGGGAAAATATATGTGTTAGATCCTGGCGATAGTATTTTTATACCAAAGGGAGTCTATCATAACCCTACTGTCCATAGTCCGAGAGCAACACTTAGTTTCGGTTTACTATGAATATATTTGCAGTCGATGAAGATCCTGCACTAGCAGCATTCGCTCTACCTGATAAGCATATCGTTAAGATGCCACTAGAGACTACTCAAATGATTTCATTAGTATTCAGTAAGTGGTATTGGAATGTAGGACCAGTATTAAAATCAGATGGCACTCCATACAAGACAGATAAGGGTGCCTTTAGGAATCACCCATGCACCAAGTGGGCAGCAGAGAATGCTGACAATCTACAGTGGTTATTTCAACATGGGATATCCTTATGTCAGGAGTATACTGATAGATTTGGTAAGAAACATGCGTGTGAGAATAGTATTAGACTAGCAGCACTCACACAAATGGATAATGGTTGTCCAGAGAAACATACTCCATTCGTTAGGGCAATGCCTGATGAGTTAAAGTATCGTAATGACATTGATACCGTTACTGCATACAGGATGTACCTAAGCACTAAGGAGTGGGCATTAGATAACTACCGTGTGCCAGATAAGAAACCGTCATGGTTACCTACACAACCCCTTGTATTAGGGTTATAATAATAGTATAAACAAACAAAGATCAAATGCCTGTTAAACTACAAGTTACCCCCGACCAAATCAGAGACTATCTCATCGGAGAATTCGGAGTAAACGTTACAACTCCTGAGTTGCAAGCCGCATGTGACCACTTCGGTCTTGCATACCAAACTGTATCAAAATACATCAGTCAATTTAAAGTTAAGCGTGGAGTCTGGGACTTGACAGTGGCAGAGACTAAAGAGAAACTAGAGCAAGTGTATTCTCAAGCAAAGACACAGATCGTAGATTCATTTGATCCTGCTTACCTAGAGGGTAAGGATTTGGTACCAGCGAGAGATGATCACTTCGTATCATTTGGTGCCTTCAACGATCTCAAGAAAGTTATTGCATCTAAGATCTTCTACCCAACATTCATTACTGGATTGTCTGGTAATGGAAAGACATTTGGTGTAGAGCAAGCCTGTGCTCAGGCAAAGAGGGATCTTATCCGAGTAAACATTACAATAGAAACAGATGAAGATGATCTTATTGGCGGTTTCCGTCTTGTTAATGGGTCAACTGTTTGGCATAACGGTCCCGTCATCGAAGCACTCCAACGTGGAGCAGTTCTCCTACTCGACGAGCTTGACCTCGCCAGTAATAAGATCCTCTGCCTACAATCAATCTTGGAAGGCAAGGGTGTATTCCTCAAGAAACTTGGGAAGTATGTAACACCTGCTGAAGGATTCACAGTTATCGCTACTGCTAACACTAAGGGTAAAGGATCAGAGGACGGACGTTTTATTGGTACTAATGTATTGAATGAAGCATTCCTAGAGAGATTCCCAATTACATTTGAGCAAGAGTATCCTTCTGCTAAGACAGAGATCAGAATGCTTAACAACTACTGTAAGGAATTGGACTGCTGCGATGATAAATACATTGCCAATCTCACTACATGGGCAGAGATCATCCGTAAAACTTTCAATGATGGTGGCACCGATGAGGTTATCTCAACACGTAGACTTGTCCACATCATCAGAGCATATGCTATATTCTCTGATAGGGTTAAAGCGATCAAGGTATGTCTGAATCGTTTCGATGATGAAACAAAACAGTCATTCTTGGAATTGTATGATAAGATTGACAATGAGGTTGACATTGAATCACTTGACACAGTACTAGCAAACTGATATGATGAAGTATAAGGAAGATGAAACGATCAAGGTTGTGGAAGATTACATCGCCCAGACCTATCGATCACACTACAGTAACGAAGAGAAGGGGGTCCAAACACTGGATCTCCTTGAGGCAATAGGATCAGCAGAGCACTTCTGTCAATCCAATATTATTAAGTATGCGTCTCGATACAAAAAGAAAGGTAAGCATAAGGATGATGTGCTAAAAATCATTCACTATGCTATACTATTATATTATTTCTCAGGCACCTCTTATCCTGGAGATAAACCCGAAAACGTCCCTACACCAGCAGAATTTATAGATTATGACTAACTCAGGTATCCAACAAGGACAACCAGTTGATTTCAAGACAAACATCCAACTAAGTAAGAAGACCATTGATATTCTTCGTAACTTTAGTACGATTAATAAGTCTATTCTTATTGAACCTGGTAAGTTTATTCAAACTATGTCAGTCAATAAGAATATCATTGCACAGGCACAGATTACTGAGCATATCCCTGAGCAAATGGCGATCTATGATCTACCATTGTTTCTAGGTGCACTGTCACTCTTCAAGAAGCCATGGTTATTCTTCCCAGATAAGAAGAAGGTAATCATTTATGATGAGGAGACCAAGGGTAAGACAACATTCTACTACAGTGATCCTGAGATTATTGTAACTGCACCAGAGTTTAACCCTAACCTTCCAGAGGTAGAGTTAATGTTTGATCTACCACAGAATGACATGACTCAGTTGCTTCAAGCAGCGAAGGTATATGGTGTAGAGGATCTTTGTATCAATGGATTTGAAGGTGAGTATAGTGTATGTGTAAGAGACAAGAAGAATACTACTTCTAATGTATTCTCACTGCCACTTAGAAAGGTAATCTTTAACCAAGGTAAGGAAGAAGGTGACGAAAAACCTTATAAGTTGGTGCCATCACGTCAGACATTCTGTTTCTGCTTCAAGGTAGAGAATCTTAAGTTGATGGATGCAACATACCACGTGACAATCAGCAATAAAAACATTGCTAACTTCAACTCGTTGTCACAAAGCAACATGAATTACTTTATTGCACTGGAGCCTAACTAATGTTTCTATGGGTAGAGAAGTATCGACCTAAGACTATTGATGAATGCATTCTACCCGATGATACTAAACAAGTATTCAAAGGATTCTTGGAGCAAGAGGAGATTCCAAACCTCTTGCTCTCTGGGTCTGCGGGTGTTGGTAAAACTACCATAGCGAAGGCATTATGCGAAGAGTTAGGAGCAGATAGTTATGTCATTAATGGGTCTGATGAGGGTCGATTCTTGGACACTGTACGCAATCAGGCAAAGACCTTTGCTTCTACTGTTTCTCTTACATCTGAGTCTCGTCACAAGGTTATCATTGTGGATGAGGCAGATAATACAACACCAGACGTACAACTATTACTACGTGCGTCGATTGAGGAGTTTCAAAAGAACTGCAGGTTCATCTTCACGTGTAACTATAAGAATAAAATCATAGCACCACTCCATAGTAGATGCTCTGTTATTGATTTTAATATTAAAAAGGATAAGCAGAAGTTGGCAGCAGCATTCTTCAATAGAGTGTGTGAGATCTTAAAGAAAGAGAGTGTTAAGTATGAAGAGAAGGTAGTAGCAGAAGTAGTTACAAAGTACTTCCCAGACTTTCGTAGGACTCTTAATGAATTGCAGAGATATTCTGCTACAGGTATCATAGATACTGGTATACTGTCAGCAGGAAATGAGTTTGCTATAGAGAAAGTTGTAGGTCATCTTCGTAAGAAGGAGTTTACTAACATGAAGAAGTGGGTTGCTCAGAATATGGACAACGAACCACAGGTCATCATGCGTAAGATCTATGATAATCTATACAACTTCTTTGATCCTAAGTCTATCCCAGAGGCAGTGTTGATTATCTCAGAGTATCAATACAAGTCTTCCTTCGTAGTGGATCAAGAGATTAATCTAGTTGCATTTATGACAGAGTTAATGATGAGGTGTGAATACAAATGAATAACATAGGATTAGAAGTTGTCTTCTGGACAATTCTAACAATATATTTACTCAGACGATTTGGAGTTTTTAAAAAATGAGTGCCAAGTGGAAGCAAAATGTTACACGATGGGAGCAACAGTATTTAAAAATGGCAAAGGGACTAACAAAGAGACAAGAAGAAATCCTCAAGGGTGATGATATTAAAACCCATGAAGGATGTATGTATGGGCAAATGTATGTCGATTGGAAACGACTCATGGAGGCATCATGATACCAATTCTATTAGCACTAACTCCAACGGACTACACACACCTAGCAACAGCAGTCCAGATGGAAGCAGCACCTAATACTTTGGATGAGCAATGTGTTGCAACATCTATATTAAATAGAGTAGCATCACCTTTATATCCTAACACCGTAGAGCAGGTTATCTATTCACCTGGTCAGTATGAAGGGTTGCAATACCGTAAATTCATACCTAAACCTTCAGCGAAGGTAGTGCTTCGTCTTAAAGATCAAGAAAAGATGAGGCAAGCATATGATATTATTGGTGATAGGACTGACTTTAAAGGTCAGAGTATGATTGCATATCGGGTTGAGAAAGAAGATCCAATGTGTCATCCTCAAGGTAATTTCTTTCACTACGATTGGCAAAAATGAGACAAAATTATCAGACAGTTAATATGTTTCCTGTAAGGTGCTTTAGTTTTAAGGCACCTAAAGCATTGCTTAAAGATACTCTGGCAAAAGCAAAGACGATGGAGTATCGGAATTACAATGCTGAGTATGGAGTTGGTACCTGTCCTGATATCTGTCCTAACCCTGACTACCGTGACCTAATGAAGTGGTTTCAACAGTGTGTTGACACATTACATGTTGACAATGGCTGGAACTGTGATAGATTAGTAGTTAATAAGTCATGGATCAATAGATCAGATGCTGGTAGTGGTCACCACCATGCACCACACAGGCATCCTATGTCATGGTTGAGTGCTATCTTCTATCTTACTGAAGGACCACCAACTATATTCGTTGATCCAATTGCACAACGAGAGTGGGCACAGTTTCAACTGGATGGTGGACCTATTAGTGATGCCACTCAGTATGTGAATCCCATACCAGGTGGATTGTATATCTTTCCTAGTTACCTTATCCATTCTTCTGATCCTAATTTCTCCACCAAGGATAGATTCAGTATCTCATTCAATACATTTCCTTCTGGTAATGTTAACGGTGGTGGTTGGGGACAGTCTATGGTTAACCTTAAGGTAACCGAAGCATGGGATGATCTAGGACCACTAGATCTAAAAAGTTATATGAAGCAAGAGTAATGGTCTGGGAAGCAAGTAACGAACTTAATTTATTCCCTGTTAAAATTAGGGAGTATCGTAAACCTAAAGATGATATACATGATCATCTTATTGAATTCTTTGAAACATATCCTCAACAGTTATCTAACTTTCCAGAGGGTGTTATCACCAGTAGACCTGATCTACACAAGTGTGACAATGAGCATGTAAAGAATTTGATAGGTTGGTTTGGTGCTTGTCTTGATGAGTATCATAACCAATATCAACTATACTGTGATAGACTTAAGATCAGTATGTGTTGGTTTAACAAGGCACTTGCTGAGAGTGGGGTAGGTCACCCACTCCATAGACATCCTATGTCTTATGTCAGTGCTGTATATTATCTGACCGAGGGTGCACCCACTGCCTTCGATGACCCATGTACTCCTAGAGTATATGATACACTAGAATTACATCAGCATGATAAGATGGTTGACAACTGGGGTATCTGTGAGACAGTCTCAGCAGAGCCAGGTAAGTTAATCATATTCCCATCATGGTTAAGACATTTTTCTGGTAGACATCTAGAAAAATATGATAGATGGACTATAAGTTTCAATGCATTTCCAGAGGGTAGATGCAACAAAGGACCATTCGACATGCCACAATTAGAGGTTAAAGTATTATGAAGTATTTGAAAACACCATTGAGATATCCAGGCGGTAAGTCTAGGGTTGCTAAAGATTTTATTCCTAGATTCCCCAAGACTATTGGTGAGTTTCGTGAACCATTCTTGGGTGGTGGTAGTGTAGCACTACTATTCACACAGATGTACCCTGATATACCAGTGTGGGTTAACGATAAATATGTTTACCTCTATAACTTCTGGACACATCTTCAGAAGGATGGCAAGAGACTGTCTGAAGATCTAGTTAAGATTAAAGAAGAGCATTCGTCAGAGGATAAGGCCAAAGAATTATTTAAAGATGCCAAGGATAGGATTCACAAAGAAGATACTTATACTCAAGCTGTGCTTTTTTGGGTTCTTAATAAGTGCTCTTACTCTGGACTTACTGAGAATAGTTCCTTCTCTGCAACCGCATCTAGACAAAATTTTACCACCAAGGGTGCCAGAAATCTACAGAATATATCCAATCTAATTCAGAATTGGAAGATCACTAACCTTGACTACTCTGAAGTTATGCGTCAGAATGGTAACAATGTGTTTCTTTTTCTGGATCCTCCCTATAAAATAGGAACATACCTATACGGTAGTAACGCTGAGTTACATAAGAATTTTAAACATGAAGATTTCTATGAGGCTTGTGCTTTATGTAAGCATGATTGGTTTGTCACTTATAATAATGATGATGACCTAAAGCAATTGTATCGTAACTTCCATCAAGAAGAATTTAAGATCACTTATGGTATGAAGCATAGGCCAGATAATAAATTGAAGAAAGAATTACTCGTAGCAAACTACGACATCAACGCAACACCGCTAGAGGTAATGTATGCATGAGTATCCGTTAAAGGATTATCTAAACAGTATCAATTTAAAGCAGGGAGATCTCTCTAATGATGAGAGAGCAATGAAAAAATACCCTGCTTTCATTGTGAACAAGTGTCTTTCTGCATTCATTGACACAGTAATGCATGCCAATGAGATGAATGCTTCTTCACATTTAGATAATGATCTTCAGTATCAATACTTTATACATAGTGTTAGGAAATCTAAAAGATTTTCTCCTTGGGATAAGAAGTCTAAAGACTGTGACCTCGACTTAGTGAAAAGATACTATGGTTATAACACTGAGAAAGCTCAGCAAGCGATGAGAATTTTAACTCAAGAACAAATTGAAGTTATTAGATCTAAATTAGATACTGGAGGAAGACAATGAGTGATGAGATCTCGTGGTCTCAAGACATGATGTTAGAAGTTACCCTAAAGGAACCCGATGACTTTCTCAAAGTGAGAGAGACATTGACTCGTATAGGTGTAGCATCTCGTAAAGAGCGTAAGCTGTATCAGTCTTGTCACATTCTACATAAACGTGGTAAGTATTACATAGTGCACTTTAAAGAACTGTTTGCACTAGACGGTAAGCCTACTAACATTACCCCCAACGATGTGCAACGTCGCAATCGTATAGCAAAACTACTATCTGACTGGGGACTAATAGATATTAGTGGTACCATAGAAGACTTAGCACCTCTTAACCAAATAAAAGTTTTATCCTTTAAAGATAAAGGTGAATGGACACTAGAGTCCAAATATAATATTGGTAAAAAGAAGACACCACAGGAGGTGACGTAGTATGGCTAAGGAAGAGAAAGAAGACTTGACAAAAAAGGGAGTCTTAGGTACAATAAAAGACAAGATCTTACCAGATGAAGAAGAACAAGCCGCAATCATATCTACTTTTGTTAGACTTGGTGTGTTGGTTTGGAGTGGTGGAATACTCACGTTAAATTACGTTGCTATTCCTGGAGTACCACAACAGAAAATCGATCCAACTTTCATAGCTTCGGTCTTCACTGGAGTTTTAGCTTCGTTCGGGATTCAAACCGCTTCTAAGAAGGGGGATGGTACCATGAAGATGCAGAATGGAAATGGAGGTGGCAACGGTAACGGTGGTCCTGTGCAGACAATTAAGATTGAGCAAGCACCATTGAAGATCATTGCTGTTGATCCTGGTAAGAAAGATGAAACCTACAAATTATAGTCATGCAGAAAATTATTAATGCTATTGCTATTGCGTCTGGTATTATATCTCTCTCCGTTGTTAGCGGTGGGGTATATCTTTATACACAAAAAGATGCAATCATAGAATCAGTTACTGAGAAGGCACTTGGATCTATTGGTGGCGGTGCTATCAGTGGATCCCTTGGTGGTTTTGCTGCTGGTACATCTCCAATGGAGAAGATGGATGAGCCAGACATCTCACTTCCTACTGGACCTGTCAACCCATTCTAAGAGTTGTCTAGATTATGTTTACTAAGTTGAAGTCTCCTATGGAGACCCAATATACACGTGAGTATGCATCATTTAAAGAACTTATTTTAGGACCAAACTTTGGTTGGTCCTATAATGATCAGGCAACGCCTGGTTACACAGAGTATGTCAATCGAACAGTCGAGAGTAATAATTCAGATCTAGACGAAGGAGATAGACAAGAGGCACTCAGTGCATCAGATCAATTAATCAAAGAGCAGACCAACCACGCTGGTTATCAGATGAAACAGCAGAGGAATGGAGACTTAGCGTTCTATTCTCATGGGTTTTTGCAAGGACCAAGTCCTATGCACAAGTTTTATTCCAACCCTAACTCTGAATATCTGGAGTATGTCGAGCCTGTCATTGGACAAATCTTTGAGATAAATAAAATTAACCCACAGGTGGTCTATCGTATTAATGCTAATGCGGTACACCCAGTTGAAGGTAATGTATTAACAGTACCTCATTATGATCATGAATTCCCTCATAAGAATCTACTTGTATACTTCACTGATGTAGGTGGAGACACAATTGCATTCGATGATAAGGGGAAGAAGCATGTCTTCACACCTAAAGAGGATGATATAGTAGTCTTTGAAGGACTACACTGTATGGTACCTCCTAAGAAAGGTAGACGTGTAATACTAGTAGTAACGTATCTCTAATGGACGTACAGAAAATCACAACAGGAGTCACAGCAGCAGCAGTCATAGGTACTGGTGCTACTATAGGGGGTGGTCAGATAGTGGATAACTATACTGGTGGTCCTCAGAAGAGAGCTAATGCTGAGGAAGTTAGACTGAGAGAAATCATTAGAGAAGAAATATATCTACAGATGGTCAACGCATGGCCGACTACTAGTGGCCCAGTTAAAGGCACTCCGACTCCTAAGAACTATAAACAACAAATACCAAAATGAGTGGAGACCAGAGAGACCAACCAGTTATCTTCTATAGTGAAGAGACTACTAGGACAAAACAAATTTTAATTCAACAGAAAAGGGATCATTCCATGAGCGACATACTCTTTCATGTATACGATAAGAAATCAGAGGTGGTAGCACATACTCTGACTGTGGAAGAGTTGGAAGAGATGCTAAAGAATGAGAAGATTAGTACAAGTAAGCATGAGATTGTCCCAGTATGGGAACCACCCTATGATGAGATCTCACAGTGAAAGAAACTAAATGGTCAGCACAAATATTACTTAACTCAAATAGACTAACCAAAGTAGAATTCTTCTCACCCTCTAATCTTAGAGAGGATGCAGAAGCAACAGTCAAGGCACTCTATGGTGTCACTGATGTCCGTCAGTTAACAAGAATCTGGAGATGAAAGGTTATACTAAAGAAGATATTAAAAGGATCCTAGGATCATCATGGCCTACCATTGATCCAGATCATGAGACTGGTAATGAAATAAGAAAGCGAAAGGGTAGAGAGATGAGGGAAGGGAAGAGACCTTACCCTGTATATAATGCAAAGAGAACTGGTCCTAACTTCGACGAGAATGGTAAATACATATACCCAGAAGGATCTGGATTCAATTACATGCAGTGGTTGAAAGATAATCCTGACAGCACTGAAGCGGTAAGTTCAACGAAAGTATCATGACTATACCTCATATCACCATACAAGACTCAGGTATCCCACCCATTTATATTAATGCTACTGGGATACCTTTGATACGTACACAGGGCACTGGTATATACCCTATTCGTGGTGTATATGTCAGTCAGATACGTCCTTGGGAAGCAACCCAACATGTTACTACTAGTATAGAACCACCAGTGGTAATAAACATGGGCACACCTATTGTTGATATGCCTGGTTGTGTCAAGGTGCACAAGGAGAATGCTAAGAGAGATCCATCTAGCAATAAGAATTTAGTTAACGATGACCCTAAAGGTAATGTAGTCTTATGTGATTCTGGTATGCCATACTTTGAACCACCTAACTATGATGCTAGAGAATTGACATGGCAAACTGTCACCCCTGAGCAAGAGGATGGTGATGAGGGTGTTGATACTGGAGACACAGGAGATATTACAGCACCTGAGACACCAACTCCTGACACAAACATCCCCACTAACAAAGAAGTAGAATGTCCTCCTAAGAATGCAAGACGCATAGGTGATAGGAATCAGAAGGGTGATGAGCAAGTAAAAGAATATAAACTGACACCTGACGGTAAAATCTGTGAGACCATCTGGGAACCAGTACCAGCAGTGGAACAGTTTCTACCATCAACAGGTGTGGTAACAACCACAGCAGTCATAGCAACAGTCGCAACTACCTCTGCTTTATTTGCAAAACCACTGGCAGATCTCCTATTGAAGGTGATCAAACCAGTGGTTAAGAAGGTTATAGGTAAGGTTAATTCTATTCTTGGTCGTCAGACCCATAGACCGTCCCGATCTGAAGTGTTGGCAGACCAGTACCGTCTGAAGAAGGGGTTACCTCCACTGAAGACTTCAAGGAAGAAGAAGGGTTAACCCACTTAGGTTTAGGTAACTGATGCTCATGAGGTATTAAAGTACCACCTGGTGCAGTTACAATAACATCAGCACAAACTGAATGATAAGGACTTGCTGGGTGGAAATATATACCAGCTTTCTTTAATTCTCCACAATTTTTTAACCTAGCTAACTCAAAGTCTAGCCGCTTATTAGATACTAGTTGAGTTTGCATAGCAATCTGTTGAGCAGCAGCCTCATGGCACTGCTTAACTAACTTTCTGTTCAGGGGAATTGATAGAGTCGCAGAGAGACCAGCATTGAATGACTGGTTAGCAGACATGTCAGTCCTAACTGGTTTGTACCACGTAGGTGTCATAGTACCACCAGTATTAACTACGTCAGGCACACCATCTGGACCATCTATATCCATCTCTATCTGCATGTCGGTGCCATCTTCAAACCATCTACTACCATCTGCCTTAGTCCTTGTATCGTACCATGACTCCCAAGGATAATTCTTAACAGTAACAGTCTGTTTAGTAGTCTTACCAGTAGTATCAGTCAAGTTATACTGTGGTTCATCATAAAAATCGATCCAAGGATCCTTCCGAGAGTCGGCAAATTGTATGTAGGGAGTTACGTTAAAGGTACTACCCTGACACTGGACACCACCACCATAGGTGTTGGTTATGTATGGACCTTGTAAAACCTGAATTGCCTGGTTCGTCACTGAGCCAGAACTATTGGCGATTGGATTAGCAGTAGCACTAACTCCACCAACTTCTGCTCTTGCAGGTAGGATTTGAATGCCGAGAAGTGCTGCGATTACTGGGTAAACGTACTTGTTGTGTCTGTTACGCTTCGGATAGTGGTGACTCTTTGTATGAGAGTTTGGTTGGTGACCCCTGGTCCTTGATAACTTTGTACGAATTGGAAGGCTTCTCCTGGAGTCGTTATCGTAAACTGACTCTGGTTGTTGAAGTTCAAGTTGTCGTATTGGGAGGTTACTGTGCCTGTTACTGCACCCTCTCCCGAACCCACTTGTGGGTTTATTGTTACTGTTGATGTATTCACGTTGGGGTTGAGTGCTTCTCCATTGTTTGAAACGCCTACCCCACTCACTGTGTATTCCCATCCTGTCCTCATGTCAATCGAATTTATGGTCTCAGTGACCGTACTTTCAGTCTCCGTGTGGGATGTCATGGATCCCTGCTGAAAATTTGGTACCACAGGCACTGCATTTGCAGCAGTGCCCCCGAAACTAAGCAGTAGTAGTACTAAAACTCGTTTCATTATGTAGCATCCTTATCTAATGGTTACTTCTGTGACGAATTGTCCCGTGGCCGAAGTACCTGAACCTCCAGCTGTTATGGTCATGGCACCAGAACTCAAAATGGTACCAGCCAAGGAACCAGCGGTACCAGGGGCAGTCGAGACTATGTTGGAGTATCCTTGGACATCTCCTACGTCAGCAGCAGTTGTAACGATAGCGTCACCTGTGCTTATATTTTGTGTAAAACTATATGCATTTCCTTGAGTGGTCTGTGCAACATCAGGTAGTGCAAAAGTAGCAACACCTGCTGTGCTGACTGCTGAAATGCCTCCGAGATTACTTGCTGCACTACCACCTGAAGGTGTAATAGTTGTTGAGACACCAGACCCACTGGTGCTGTAAGAATTACCTGCTCTTGAAACTTGTGTGTAACCCGCATCTACTTGGAGTTGAGTAGAGCTACTAAGTCTATGAGTCAGATCGGCACGAGCTGCTGTGCCACTCATCAAAATCATACCAAAAAGCAGTATTGCTTTTTTCATTTATCCTAAGTAGAAGTACATCTATTTAGCAAAAACCGTACTGTAACAAATGTACCATTTCGGATATCCGAATTGCTAATGTCTGAGAGTGTGCTATAAATATTAGTGTCGCCTTCGGGGACACAATTTAACACTCGCTTTTAAAGGAGGACTATCATGTCTAAGATACAGAGATACCGTGCAGCTGATTTACCTCAGTTGATGGATAAGATTTTTACTAACTCAATAGGGTTGGATGATTACTTCGACAGCTTTAATGCTATGGAAACGTCGAACTATCCACCCTATAATATTGTTCACATTAATAATCATGAGTCAAGATTGGAAGTAGCACTAGCAGGTTTCACACGGGAGGAAGTCAATGTCTACACCGAGTATGGAAAGCTTCATGTCGAAGGAAACAAACCTGAATCCGAGGAGGAGCAAACGTTTATCCACAGAGGATTGGCAAAGAGAACTTTCAAGAAGGCATGGACAATCGCAGAAGACACCCACGTCACCGACGTTGCATTCGATAACGGACTCCTCGTTGTCAAGCTAGGTAAGGTGGTACCTGAGCATCATGCTCGTAAGGACTACCTAACATGAAGAAGGCAGAAGAGGTCATGATGCACCCCTTATGGGCAGGACCTGTGCTGATACTGGGTATGATGGTCATGATACAGACCCTTCATACCCTCACCCACTGGAGGATGGAGGTAGATGCTGATGCATACTGTCGAAACAATGCTGAGTGGGTTGAGAAAAACACAGTGTCAGATGATTATTAACATATATAATATACAACAGAAGAGACCCGAAGGGTCTCTTTTTTATGGGTAAGACCAATGCAAAAATGGTTAGGAATTAGTTTGGGTGCAGTCTTCGGAGTGACCCACGTAGGTATGATTGGATTACTAGCAACTAGAGAATCCAATAAGGTACCTTATATCAATCCTCCAGTGGGGGATTATACATCGTATACTATCTCAGCAGATGAGAGTGGTTATCAGATCGCTTACACTGCTAACGATCCCAAGACGATGTTGATCACTAAGGACATCAAGAAGAAGGGTGGTTTCTTAGGACTGGCAAACAATACATCTCAGGTTACAGAAGAGTATGTCATGGATGGTAAGACCAACCAAGGCGGACCTGTATCTAACACGAGATCGTGGCAAGATCCATCTACTATAGTGAAAGGTGGTGAGCAGGGGAAGTTAACTGCCAAAACCGAAGCTTGTATCGAGGCGGTAGGTGGTGGCAAACAGACAGGAAGACTTGTCGGTACTAGTGTCGGTGCAGCAGCCGCACCTGCCCTATCAGGCATACCATTCGTAGGATGGTTAGCAGCAGGATGGGTAGCAATGTTTGGTGGAAACCAAGGTGCTGATATCGGTGGCAATATGGCTTCCGAACTAAACGAAAACTGCTAGAATTATGAACATGTATGTAAATCTGTGCCAAGGCACAGTATCGAAGAAGGACACCTTGACAGTTGACCTTCCTCCAGAGTATACTGATGAGTTCAACCAGATGGTTCACATCCTTTCACAGGAGAAAAACATCACTGCTCGAAGAGCATTCGTTGACTTAGTTAGAAATACATTTGATAACCTAATGGAGAAAGACTATGAGCGTAAAGGTCGTAAGAATGCAAAACGGAGAGGACGTAGTAGCTGACGTAAAGGAGATCCGTCCTGAGTCAGGTAAGTCTGCCATTGCATATGAATTCCTTGACGCTTTTGTGGTGCAGATCCTTAGATCAACTGAGGATATGTTTAATGAAGAGGTTGAGGTGCCTATGGATGAGTTGGGTGACATCAAATTGGAATTTTTTCCGTGGTCACCATTGTCAACAGGCCGAAATATTGTTACACTGTATTCAGTAGTAGCGATTGCTGATCCACATTCCAATGTCGTAGAGGGATGGAAGACTGCTATACAAAAATATAAAGCGTTAAAGAAAGACGATGCTGAAATTGATTATTCTCAAACACCACCCGACAACCTATTTGCTGGGTAAGATAACTGAGATGGATGAGGAGCCGAGTCTTCTTATTGAGGATTGTTACTACGTGACACCTGAGTGCACACTAGAGGAGTATCCTTTACACACTAGTCAACGAGATTTGTTCTTGACATCTGAGGATGTTATGACTATACTGGATCCATCCTTGACGGTAACCAAATTGTACGAAGAAGCAGTTAAAAGTGAGTGATTTCTATACCAACCTTTGTTTAGTAGGTGATGACATTCTATACCGTGGGTATGAGAATGGAGAACCTGTGCAGTATAGAGAGAGATCAAAGCCAGTAATGTATCTGGTTCCTGATGCTCAGACCAAACCTTCCAAGTATAAAACTTTGGATGGTAGGAAAGCATACCCAAAGCAATTCGACGGTGCTAGAGAAGCACGTGACTTCCTCAGACAGTATGAGAATGCTGCTGGTTTAGAAGTGCATGGGTATGAGAGATTTCTCTACCAACATGTCGCTCAGAAGTTTCCTTCTGAGGTTGATTATGATATGACTAAGATGAAGATCTATACGATTGACATCGAGGTCGCATGTGAAAATGGATTCCCTGATGTAGAAGCATCTGCTGAGGAGATGCTATGCATTACCATCAAGGATTTCAATACTAAGAAGATCATCACGTGGGGTACACGTGAGTATAAATCTAAGCACGAGTATCGTGTCTTCTGGACTGAAGCAGAGATGCTTGAGGACTTTATTCAATGGTGGGTGCAGAATACACCTGACATTATTACAGGATGGAACTGTAACCTCTATGACATTCCATATATCTGTCGCAGAGTAGAGAGGATACTCGGAGAGAAGTGGAAGAAGTCACTGTCACCTTGGAAGAGAGTCTATGACAGAGAAATTATTATTCAAGGACGTAAAAATATTGCTTATGATATCACTGGTGTCAACATCCTTGACTACCTTGATCTTTATAAGAAGTTTACTTACACTAATCAAGAGTCATATCGACTAGACCATATTGCTATGGTAGAGTTGGATGATGCTAAGTTAGACCACTCACAGTATGAAAACTTTAAAGATTTCTATACTAATGATTGGGATCGTTTCGTAGAATACAACATACATGACGTTGATCTTGTTGACCGTCTGGAAGACAAGATGAAACTCGTTGAGTTGTGTGTTGCGATGGCATACGATGCTAAGGTAAACTTTACTGATGTGTATTCACAGGTGAGAGTCTGGGATACATTGATCTACAATGATCTTAGTAAGAATAACGTAGTAGTACCACCTAAGAGTAAGACAAAGAAAGATGACAAATACGCAGGAGCATATGTCAAGGAACCGAAGCCTGGCATCTATGATTGGGTTGTTAGTTTCGACCTTAACAGTCTGTACCCTCACCTCATCATGCAGTACAACATCTCGCCAGAAACCCTCTGTGAGAGAAGACACCCCACCGCCACTGTTGATGGATTGTTACAGAGGAAAGTTAGGATCACAGGAGACTTTGCTGTGTGTGCCAACGGAGCACAATACAGAAGGGACATCCACGGCTTTCTCCCTCAGATGATGCAACGCATCTATGATGAGAGGACAATATATAAAAAGAAAATGTTGAAGGCGAAGCAAGAGTATGAAACAAACCCGACAGAGCAACTCAGAAGAGACATTGCTAAATTTAATAACGTCCAAATGGCAAGAAAGATCCAACTTAACTCTGCCTACGGTGCTATCGGTAACCAATACTTCAGGTATTACAATCTTGCGAACGCTGAAGCAATCACTCTATCAGGACAGGTCGCAATCCGATGGATAGAGGACAAAGTAAACACTTATTTAAACAATGTATTAAAAACGGAGAAGACCGATTATGTTATTGCTAGTGACACTGATAGTATCTATCTCAATCTTGGTCCTCTGGTACAAGCTGTATTCCCCAGTGGAGAGAAGGACGATCAGAGTACACTTAGTTTCCTTAAAAAGGTGTGTGATGTGGAACTTGAT